CACGCCGTCTTGGGCAAACCCGAGGTAAGTCGCCTCGTTCACGCAGTTCGTGACGGCAGCGGCCAAGGCTGATGGGAACGCCTGTCGGTTTGATTGAATCGTCACCTTCTGCTGGGCTTCATCGACGGTGAGCCCCTCGAAGTAATCGCCTGCCGAGTTGGTCAAGGCTTTCTGGTCAGCCGACGAGTTGCCACTTCCTTGGTAGTAGTACAGGGCCGGCACCGCGACGCCTTGAGTCTGAAACTTCCAGACATCGGGCCGAAGCCACGGCAAGAGGTCTAGACCCTCCTGCACAGGAATCGAATACTGAGCCACCACCTCGGCCCAGTAGCGATTGCCCTCGTATGCCTCTGTGACCGATACCTCGCGGCACTTCGCCGCCGATACCTCGGGGTGGGCCGATCCATGTTGGGCACCCACCGCCGCGACCATGATCCCGGCATTCGTGTCGGGATTGTTCAGCGTGACCACGAACCGCCGCTCAAACTCGGGCGACGCCCCGATCAGATGCGTCACGGTACGCGGCAGTTCTCGCCAACTGTGAACGCTCATGGTCAGCCCGCCCCCGCGAGGATGTCAACCTTCTCGGCATTGAGCTTGGCGATCTCTCGCCGCATCTTCTCAAGCTCGGCGGTCTGCTTCTTGGCTTCCGTAATCGCCGGATCTTCTTTGAGCGTGTCAAAGAACGCCGAGATGCCGCCCGAGCGGATGTCATTGATCTCGACTGAGCCAGTGCGAACGGTCGCGAGCTCCTCGGCGCGAGCGAGCTCGATCTCGAACGACTTTGCCAACAGATCGCCCTGCCGCTTTGCGATGTCTTCGTTTAGCTTTTCGACTTGCTTGGCCGCTTCCTCGCGGGCTTTCTTGGCACCACTCGCAATATCGCTCTCGCGGGCCTCGACTTGATCGAGCGTCGCAAGTCGGGAAGTCAGCGTGCTGATCGCCTCGGTGTCCCCGGCGGCTCGTGCTGCTTGAAGTTGCTCCTCGACCCGCACGATCTCTTGCTGAATCTTGAGAACATTCTCGGCGGCCTTCGCTCGTCCTGAGTCACCACCGAACTGGCTCTCAATCCGTGCTTGCTCCAGGCTGGCCGTCACAATCTTGTCGACTTCTTCCGCCTGCTTCGTCGCGGCTTCAGCCGCTTCCTGTCGCTTGGCGATCTCGGCATCGAGCTGACTGTTCAGACGCTCCGAGAACGTGGTCATGACCTCAATCTGATCGGCAGTGAGATTTCCGGCCGCGGCTTGCTGCTGGAACACTTCCAGCGTCTTCACCGAGTCAAGGTAGAACTTGTCGGCACCTTCGCCGACTGTGCTGATGAAGGCGGTAAGCCGTTCACCGCTGGTTTCCAGATTCGTCGCAATCTTGAACTCGGGAGCCTGCGACTGCTCGAACTTCTGCCGCACGCCTTGGATGAACTGTGAAGCGGCACCCTCGCCCGCCGCCGTAGATGAACCCGCGCCGCCGCCTGTCAGCGTGTTGGTGAACGCATTGGCAGCGTTCGTTGCTGACTCCTCTAGCTGGCGACTGTTCCGCTCGGCGGCAGCCTGACCGGAAGCCTGGAGGTCTCGCCCCGCCTGCTCCAGATCAGAACTCACCCAACTTCCAAGCCCTTCGAGGATCTTCCCTAGTCCGATCAGCAACGCGTTACCAGCGAGCTCAAACGTGTTGAACACAGCCCGAAGCCCCTCGAACACGCTGTAGAAAAACTGGCCGGTGCGGTAGAAGACATCCGCAGCGGTTTCAAGCGAAACCGAAAAGCCTTGAAACTGACCGACGAAGGAATCAAACACGCCAGCCAGGGCCTCGGCCCCGTCGAAGAGCACGTTGCTGATCGCATTCGCGATGCCACTGCCGCCCGTGCCTTCCGCTCCCTCGAACGCTTCGATGAACTCTAGGAACTGATCGACCACCGCCGTGACCGCCGGGGCAAGGTTGCCAATCACCTGCCCTGCGATGCCTTCGACCGTGGCACGAGCCAAGTCAAACGCGTCATTCATCTCGCCGATATTGTTGAGTTGCGTCTCGTCAACGATGATTCCAAGCCGCTCGGCTCGGTCGCGAAGCTCCTCGATGCTCGCAGCCCCTTCGCGGAAGAGCGGAGCCAACGCCGCACCCTGCTTGCCAAAGATCTCGACAGCAGCCGCAGCCCGGTCGGCCGCAGTGGGTAGACCGGAGATCGCCTCGCCGATCGCGGAGAACTGCTGCTCCGGGGCCAGTCCGCGAAGTTGGGCCACTGAAAGATTGATCGCTCGCAGTGACTTGTCGAGGTTGTCGCCGGGCGTTGCCTTGCCGATGGTGACGCCGAGCCGCTGAACTGCTGATCCAAACTCTGCCGTGTCAACGCCCGCCAACTTCGCCGCGAGCGAATAGCCTTGCAGGGCTTCGACCCCGATGCCCGTGCGGGCCGAGAGGTCGTTAAAGGAATCGAACGCCGACGAGATACGCGAGACGAACGCGGAAATCTGGTTCACGGCACCAGAGATCACGTTCCCGATGAGTTGCAACCCGTCGACGATTGCCCGGCCAATCTCAACGACTGCCAAGAGCCGCACGTTCTTCGTGAGCGATTCGATGTTCTTATCGGCCGCGTCAGCACTCTTGGCGGTGCCGTCGAGTTGCGCCCTCGCTTTCGCCAGCGCACGCTCATACGTGCCTTGGTCAATCCGCCCCGCCTGCACCTGCTCGTTGAGTTCGGCTTGTGCACGCTCGAACTTCTCTAGAGGCGTGATGTTTGCCTCGATGATCTTCGCGGCCCGCTCAAACGCCGCTGCCTCGGCGTTCACCGTCTGCGTCAACTTCTCAAAACTAGCTGCGAACTGTGTGGCACTGCCGCCGTCGCGGAGCGTGTTGATGAGGTCTTGGGCCTGGGCATCAAACCGCTCTTGAGCCTTTGCGGCTGCGTCGCTGTTGGTGCTGAACTTGGCAAACTGACCCGTGAGCTTGTCGGCCTGGTCGCCGAGATTCACGAGCGCACGCTGCACCGGATCGAGCTTGAGTTGGCTCGCGTCAGCCGTGACCCGCAACGCAAGGGAAAGAATGTTAGCCATCGTTCACTTCGAGATCGCCTAGACCGAACTGCCGCCGCAACTCCAGCAACGCAGACATATCCTGCGACTCGTGCTGCGGCGGCTTTTCGATCGGAATGAAATCCTCGGGCTTCGGTCGCTTCTGGTTCTTGCCGATGTGCGGAGCCAAGAGAGCCGTGACGATCAACGCCGTCTCCCGCCACGAGTCGGGCAGTGCCGAGTAGTAGCGGTTGTAGGCGATCCACTCAGAGAACTCGGCCGAATCCATTCGCGTGCCCAACTCGCCGACGGTCATCTTCAAGTCGCGGGCGACCGCGAACATGTACCGCCGAGTCGGGCTCGCGTTCAGCCTTTTCCCAACTCCTGCACATCCTCCTCGGTCATACGGTTGTGTTTCATCGCCTCATCAAACAGTCGGCCCATCACCGCACCCGACTTGCTCGCGAGCTTGTCGATCTGGTCGCGGCTGAACAGGAGCTTCCCGGCTTCGTCGCACAGCACACCCGCGAGGTACTGCGTGCGGAAGTTCTCGATGCCGGTCTCTTTCTTGCCGATCCACTTCCGCTCATACGAATCACGCTCGCCCACGCTCATCACGCGGATGAACACATCGCCGCCCCACTCGGGAACGGCGACCCGCTTCAGCCCGAGATCATCGGCCGCGAGAATCTGATCTGCCGTCAATGCCATCTGCGTCTCTCCTAGGGTGCGGTCGGAGCACCGACCGTATCCATCACCCTAAAGGTGAAGGCAAATCGCACGGCATCGTTCGCCTGCGAATCGACGCGGTAGCCGCTGTAGATGCAGTCGGAGTTGAACAGCGTCAGCGATCCGCCGCTCGTTGTAGGCGGGCACGTAATCGTCAACGTCTTCCGCTTGCCATAGTCAGCCGTGCCAAGGTTCGTCAGCGAGAACCCTAGCAGCCGCACCTCGCCGAGATTCGGCGTCCATGTGGTCGTGCGGCCCTGCGGGAGCTCGCCTCCGTAGATGTCGGCTTCGAGAGCCTGTACCTCAGAGAGCGTCAGCCCGCCCCAGGTAAACGTGAACCCTTGGCATGGAATCGCCATGACGGCACCCCGTCATGACTACCGGGCGACCGCGATGACGCCCTGACCTCGGATCGCATCGTTCGTCGCCAACGTGAGCGTCGAACTCTGCACCGTGTGAAAGCTCGCAGTCGTACCGCCGACCAACGTCGCGCCAGCGACTTGGATGTGATACGTGCCAGTCGCCCCGTCCGCGATCACAATCTTGCCAATGTAATCAAACGTGATCTGCCGACCGCTACCACCATCCTCGGCGGGCACAACAAGCGGCGGGCTCAAGCGGCACCGGGATTCGTATTCGAGATGACG